ATCAATCGCTTAACTTTCTTGTAATGGTCTAACTTTTTAAATTTATTAATAATATCCATTTACTATTTTCAAAGCATCTTCCACTGACCGTGCCACTCCGGCTAACGCCCCTTTCGATGCCATAACCTCCATAAAGTTTTTCTGTTCTGGTCTTATCCGACCTGTTTCATTTTTAACTTCGATAAAAAATATTTGTCCGTTTGGTTTGAATCCAAACAAATCACAAAAACCTTTTGGTAAACCTGTATCAAAAAATCTACCATCTGCTGTTTTCACCTTTCCGACATTTGCTCGAAATACCATATACCCCGCTTGTGATAGTGCCACGCGGATTTTATTTTGAATTAGTGATTCTGTTGTCATATAATTACCTCCGAGGTTACGGTTACGCCTTTAGTTACGCCACGACGTAACCCTCGAATCCCTTTGTACTCTAGGTGTTCGTTAATTTTGGTTACGCAGTTACGCTATTTTTTATTCTCTCTTTATATATATTATTTTTTTATATTTTTTATTAAAATAGAGAAATAAGTGTAACTCCGTAACTTAGTCTCTAAAAACCATTCGTACCAATGGTTTAAGAGGTTACGATAAAGCGTAACTTATCATAACTGCGTAACTTTTTTTATAATTCTTTTTGTTTTTTGAGCTTCTTTTTCGTCCCAGTTATAAGTCCCGTTAATAAAATACTCTGGTTTATCCACAGATGGCTTAAAATTACTTAATGTTTTGCCCCTCTTACTTTCCCAATTGTGAGGCAAGCAGCTCTCTATCTCTTTGTCAAAATTACTTTTCTTAGGAGCTGTTACGTTGTTTAATTTGCACCACTGTTGATAAATTACCCATAAAAACGGAACAGGAATTCTAGTTGATTCTACATCTTCTAAATATTCATTTAAAAATTTAAAGATAGTATTGTTATCTTCTTTAAATTCTTTCATACGATCTATTGTTGCTTTAGGTTCGTCGAATCTCTCGAAATCTAAATTAATCGCTTTCCATAAAACGTATTCAAGGACTTCTGGACGATTAATGTAATCGTCTTTGATAGCCCAGTTATCATCATTAGCTGAAAATGTCTTTTTAAACGGGATAATGATAATACGGCGATAAGTACCATTCGACTTGTTTTTAAATACAGGCATTGCATTAGTTGACTGAATAACCGTCTTTTTAAAAACTGCCATGTAGGGGTTCTCACCTTTTTTCTCTATCGATACTGGTTCTCCAGTAACGACAGAATTAAAGTTGCTACTCTCGTCTACGTATATGCCCGCTTGCACATCATCTCCAATTATGACTGTTTTACCTTCGATAATTGCTAGTCCAAAACGTTCTGCAAATTGATTTAATTTTAGTGGTGCTACATTTTTAAAACCAACTAAATTGCTGATCATCTGTTGAAATGTGCCTTTGCCATCGTTACCATTACCTACGAACCAGATTGATTTACGATATGAGTAATTGCCGTTTAAAGACGCTGATACGACTTGCCACAATAGCTGGATGAGTTCTTTATCTCCGCTCATTAAATCAAGTAGCCAGTCTTCTACGTTCCACTTCCCTATCTGTGGCAGTGGTGCATTTGGAATTAATTTTGTCTCAATAGTACTAAAATTGATAAATCTGTGGTCAAACGGTAAAAGTTCACGTTTTTTCTTGTCATAAATACCATTTTTAACTAATACATACCGTCTTACATCTTGATATTCTGGTTCGAAGTCCATTGCCCCATATTTCCTATCCATACTCGCTAACATAAACAAAACATTGCGACATTTCGTTTCATTAAATGTAGGTTGTAAAATATGGACTAATTTATAAGCAAACTTATAGTCCTTGATGTAATATCCTTGGTCTGGATCATAGATAGCTACTTTTCCGTTTTCTAGGGTAATGACATGTAAATATTTATTAATCCCATTTGCGACCGCTAACTCCGATAAATTTTTAGGATAATTTTTGCTATCAGATTTTTCTTTAACATCTTCTAACCATTCTCTTCGGTATGCTACCAGTTTGGATTTAATAGCAGACCATGTTTTAGGTTTACCTGGTTCAATGCCAGGTTCCTCATTTAATTTTTCTCTGTAAAATTCAAAGTCCACTTCTCCTCCTCAACTCCTTGTCACACATGCTTTTAAACGTTCTTTCAAACTCCTTGTCATCCAATGGATCAGCTGTTTTGTGATTAGCTATTTTAGCTAATGTGTATGCTATTTCGACATCTACCTTTCTTAGCAATAATCCGCCAACAAATTCAGCGAGAGCATTATTTCTTCCACCTGTGTCACCGAAACCAAGAACAATCGTTTCGAACAACTTAGCTGTCTTGTTGCTGCCTTGGTAATCTCCAGACGTAAAACTACTAGCATCATACTCATAAGCAGGCTTTAATTCTTGCAATACTGCTATCAACTCAAGAGGCGCTTCGGTCATTTCGCCAGATTCTGGCGAATGAACCTTGTCCCACTCATACATACCTTTAGCATTGTTTGACGGTGGTACCAGAACATAATTGTTAACATGAGCCTTTAAATCTACACCATCAACAAAACCGATATTTTGCGCCATGGAAACACCTTGTGGTTTTTTAAGGTAAATATGTCTGCCACCGCTAGGCGTGGTTGCTTGCAAGGTTTTTGGTATCAACCTTGCATGTTTCCACTCCTTTAGATTTTTCAGACCGTCGACATCATTATGGACGTCAATATCTATGACAAAAAATGTATCTGTTTTTAAGGCGATATTTGCGTCTGGATTATCTTTCCACATAAGGCGTAACTCATGCTCTGTAAAAGCTGGCTTATCTGCAAAAGCAACTAGTGGTTTTTTGCCGTCTTTTGAAATTGGTATGACTGAAAATCCCTTTCGTTGATAATAAATCGCGTAATCTATCATCCCTCCCATGGCTTAGAATGGAAGATCGTCTTCTTTAAACTCTTCAATAGGGTTAGTTATGGCAGGAATGTCGGATTTCTCAATACGTTTCACATTTAAGTTATTGTAAGTATTGCCGTTATATTCTGACGTTTCGTTTTTAACTGTCACTTTAAGACATTTATTAAGCAATTGATTTAAGTAATCATCTAATGATTTAAACTTAGTACCGTCTGGGATACCTGCCTGTTTCGCAAGGTTCATGATTGCCCCAACTGGATATTTACCATCTTCTTTTTTGGCAAAGATACGATGAAAAATAATGTTATTTTGAAACTCTTGCTGGAAGTCTTTGCGAATCCTAAAGTGAATATTGATAAAGTCTGCACCACTTTTAGTTGCGTCTTGGACAGCTTTTTCAATAAATGTTTCATAAGTGCCATCTGTGATTGATGCAAATTCTTTAGCTTGTGAGTAGTCGATTTCAAACATATTGTATTTCTCCTTTTAATATAAAATTCCTAATTTTTTAGCAATGTGATACTGCCAACCTGGCTTGTATCCATGTTGTTTTCGGTATTCGGTTAGTTCGTCCATCGTCCGACAAAGGTCTGGGGATTGATAGGTACTAACTCTATTTTTTAGTTTTAGTTGTTTTTGTTCAGATATTTCTTGTAATTCAGCCTCTTTTATTTCTTCAATTTCCCGTTTACTCAACTCGTTTTCATGTCCGCATTCAGGACAGATACGAGTGTCAGACCAATACGTAGCGTAACAGATATCGCAAACCCTTGTGGTAGGCTCACCAATTTTTGTGGACTGTTTTTGTTTAGTCTCTCCAACCAAGCTCCATTCCCTGTCCATATTAGGTAAACCAAAACGCTCCACATTGCCAACATGATCGATGATAATGGCTGTTTTTCCATCTCTTGGATTTAACGGGCGCATAGCGAATTGTAAATATAGCGATAACGACTGCGTCGGTCTTAACATAATGCAAACATCAACATTTGGTAAATCTATCCCTTCTGTGAATAATTCACAGTTAACCATGATTTTTAAATCACCATTTCTAAATGCATTCATAGATTCTTCTCGTTCACTCTTAGGTGTTTTACCGCTGACTGCTTGTGATTGATACCCTGCTTGATTAAACGTATCAGAGACTAAATGTGAGGCTTCTACGCTGTGCGTATAAATGATAGCTTGCTTTCCTTTTGCTAGCTTTTCATAGTGTTTAATAACATCACCATAGATAACCGATTTCAGGGATTGCTCCACTGAATCCTTTGTAAATTCTCCACCTCGTTTTTTGAGGGAAGAATTATCAATCATGGACGGCGCATAGTATTTAAAGTTAGCTATATTGCCGTGCTCTTGCAGCCATTTAACAGATTTACCAACAATCAAATCTTCTGCTATGTCATCAAACCCGTCGCCGTTTAATCTGACTGGTGTCCCTGTAAACATGAGTACATAAGCATTTTTAAAATGATTGATGATTTTTAAATAAGACTTTGCTTTACTGTGATGAGCCTCGTCAATCAGAATCACTTCTGGTCGCGGCAAACCATCTAGTTTCCTCACGAGCGATTGCACACCGCCGATGGTTAACAGATTTGAGTCAACTCCGTTTGTTGCAAACGTCCTCTCTACCTGTTCGTTGATTTCTTTCCGATGGCTAAAAAACAATACTCTGTTTCCTTTGTCAGTAGCGCTTTTAGCGATATGAGCCATCACTACCGTCTTCCCACTTCTAGGGAGGCGACTGGACGATTATTCGTTTATTTCCAGTCGCTAATGACCTCCTGATATCTGTTAGTAATTCTTCTTGGTAATCACGTAGTTTCAAATAATTCCTCCACTTTACATCCTTTACGGTCATCTAAACGGTTTTTAGCATAAACACTGGCAGATGGTTGTAAAATAAAACCTCTCACCTCTTCCCCATCGTCTGTGTTTTTTTTTACTAATCTAGCTACAACATCTGTGAGTCCAAGAAAGTTATTTAGTATTTTTGTTCTGATATCTGGCATTGCTCTGTTATAAATCATTCCGTTTTCGTCGGTCCATTGATCGGATGTTTCCCAAGCTAAAAACACAATGCGTTTGTTTAGTTGCAGCAGCGCTCGCAGACTATCTAAAATAGTAAAGTCAACTCGTTGGTAATCGGCTTGGCTTGGAACACGATGATTCTTACCTTCGCGACCCAGGTTTGCTAGGCAAGCTCTGAATAACTCAGAAACATTATCTATAACAATATTGTCATAATCTTTTGCTGCTCCATTTAGCAGCTCTTTTACTGTGTCCAACCACTCTTCCCAAATTTTGTGAGTATCAATGTCTGCAATATCAATATGTTTATTTCCTCTGAGAACTTTTGCCGACTTATCGATATTGATCACAATAGTCTTTCCTGGCAAGTATTTTGCAGTTGATGTTTTTCCAAAGCCAGGATTACCATAGATTAAATAACAACTGTCGTTATTTTTGATTTCAGTTGCTTTAGTTATCTTCATATTCCACCTCGAACATTTCTGTCAATGTAGTTTCGACATCATAAGATTGCTTTAATTGTTTTTCTTTTTCTGTGAATAAATCATCGATTATAGGCGTATCAAACAATTGACTATACTTATCGATAATTTCTTTCATAGCATTTTCGACATCAATTTGAATAGAATCAGTTAATTTACCTTCTAAAATCTGGATAGAGTCAGAACTAAATTTTCCGAATTTATCTTTATAATTCATGTCTATTGCTAGTTTTTTTTGTTTATTGACATAACATTTCATAATTTTTCCAAATCCGTTTCTATCACTTCTAGTGTGCTATTGATGTCACTTACGGGCCAATTTCTGTAAATCGCTATCGAAATTTTATCGACATCATTCCCCTTCATATTTGGCCATCTTTCTTTGACACATGTCTTGATGTCATTGAAAAAGTCTATTTGATTGTTAATGTATCTTTTTTTCCAATCGTTATTCATTTAATACCTCCAGCAATTCATTAGTTAGTCGTCTATTTTCATCACGTAAGAATTCAATTTCAGCGTATAAGTCTCTGATAACAGGCTCGGGTTGAAAACCGTAAAGATAGCCAAGGTCGACGTGAAAAAAATCTGCAATCATTTGCCAAAAATTATCGTTATATCCTACAATTCCTCTACGTTCATAAGCTATCCATTGCGTCGCAGTCATTGTTGGAGCAATTTGACGAATTTCTTCAATGAATTGCATTACTGTTAAATTCTTAGATTCTCTTAATCCTTTCAACCTATTCATATTTTCCCCCCTTTTAAAAAGGTCTATCCTTGCCCCAGACTTTCCCACACGACCCTGGGGTAGGTAACTCTATAAAATCCGTGCGTTTTGGTCTATCAACTTTTCGTACAACTTGATAGTTATCTAACACTGTCTCAACAGTCTTAGTGATTGTCTTTTGATTGCTATTGCGATTGCCGAGATATGCAAGTAAAGCGATAAATGCTAGTATTGCTACTCCTGTTACTGGATTTTCCATATCATACTCCTTTTCTAAATCCACTTGTTCGTAGAAATCTATTGACGCCTGCTAGGTCATACAGCACTTTCCCGTTGAGACATGTGTTTCGATTATCCATTTTGGTTTTTCTTCCTGTTTTTTTGGTTTTGCGAAAATAAAATCTAATAGTTTCATGTTATGCTCCTCTAGCACTCCCCAGCGCTTTATTGTTTCATTAAGTGTTTAATTTCATTGACATCAGCAAGACAATACATTCTGTCTTTGCCGTTTTTAAAAGATTTAAGCCCATAGTTTTCCATACGTCTTATAGTTTGCCATGAGTAACCGTATTCATTGATGAGTGCTGTTTGATTGACCCACTGATTGGCTAAATCTTTTTCCTGTATGAGTTTCTTAAACTCATCAAAAAGTTCTTCTGCTATCTGCTTTTTGAGTAAATCGTAAGTAAGTTGTGATTGCATGGATTTATCACCCCTTTCGTGGTATAATTAAGTAAATTAAGTTTGTTTAGAGTCCGATTCCCGTCGGACTTTTTTAGTGGTATAA